TTTTCTTACCAGAAATCTTGTAAGAATATTCGTTGGCAATGTAGTCAGTTGCCGCCTGCCATTCGTCCTTGTCGAAATCGCCCCAGCGACCCAGGTGATCCGCGATCAGGTGAACTGCCTCATGCACGACCACGAAGGTCAGAGCAGAGTCGGTCAGCTTCTTCGAAAAGAAGGGCGAATAATAGTGATAGAAGCCATCCACTGCCTGGGTGCCAATCGATTCGTCTTCCACGAGAGGCATGTGAAGCAGGATTTGCCCAATGAATGGGTGCTTGTAGAGAAGCCAGGAACGGCACAGGGCAACCCGCTTACGCTCTTTTTCGCGTTCTTCCTTCGACATGGTTTGAACGGTGCCACCGATCATGTCCAGAAGAGCCGCAATGTCTTCCGAATCAGACAGAACAGTTTCGTTTCCATCTGCATCACGAATGGTGATTTTTTCATTGGAATCCATCGTCTGCACCAGATCGCCGTTTTCGTTCTCAACATTCTTCACTTGCACAACATCGGTCATAAATTCTCCTAGGTCAAAACCACAGTTTAGTGGAAACTCAAAAACAAGTCAAGCGCATTTTAACTGCTTTTTCGACAGTCAGCTCAGAAGCATACATCTTATCAATCATCTTTTTAATCTCCTCATAGGTTCGAGAAACTTCAAAGTAAGGATCAAGAATCTTGGGACACTCACCGACTGATGTGTAGATTGCAGAATCTGTGAGCCATGCGCTTAAAACCACATTGTAGGGAACAAGGATAACCTTGTCAATAGGAAACATGAAAAACTTCCCCATCCCTACGATGTCAACCAGATAGGGAACATCTGAGAGAAGGAAGGCAGTCTGAAATGTTTCATCCTTCACAACTGGCTCAAGAAAGTCAAGCAACATTTTCATTCTCCAGGGGCTCTAATTGTAAAGATTCTAGCTTTTGCCCCAGACCATCATAGTCTTCCAGTGCCTTGGCTCTTTCTTCGAGGATCATGGCCCTACATGTTTCCATGTTTGGAACAAAAGTAACATCACGATCCGACAGATGGAAACCTTTGTTGGCATACTTCAGAATCCGATTGATCTTTGTTTCCTTCCGAAGCCCCAAGGTTTTTGTTTCAATCGATTCCAAGAAACCTTTGCCAAAGAACCATTCCTGTGAAATACCACTAACAAGATAGTCTGAATCTGTCTCATCTTCAATTCCAACCATGACCCCAATTGAGCAGCAAGACATGTCAAAACAAGAAAGAACATCTTCTGGATTCTCGAAATCTCGCTTGATGATCTGAAGAACGAAAGAAGGAACAGGAATGCGAAAAGTGTAGGCATTCTCTGTTTCATGGATCACAAATTTGACCCCAATCTTCTTCAGGGAATTCTCTACCTCTTTCGCTTTCTGTTCGTAATCTTGAACCCAAACATCAAGATCAGAGGATTCGAACTTGCAGTCGAAATATTCTAGCGCTCTACCACCGCCTATAAAGACCGATCCCTTCATTAGGTAGGATAGGATGGTTTGGTCACGATATACGCTTACACGGTCGTTTAAGAGCGCATTGAAGCGTTCTAGGGATGGGCAACGGAATGCATGGAGAATTTGTAGAAGAGACATAAAGAAAAGACCCCGAAGGGCCTGTTTTAGTAATTTTCGATTTACTTTTCGGTCTTCGGAGAGTAGTTGAAGACATCCTTCACGATGGCACCGTACTTTTCCGAGAATTGCTTGAAGCCCTCAGAATTCTTCATGCCGATCTTGTAATCCTTCACACCCTGGCGAATCGTCATCACAGCCATGTCTGCGTTCATGGTCTTCGTCAGGAAGCGGAAATACTGGTCACGAGCACCTTCTGCAGCCGGGTCATTATTCTTCACCATGTAGGACAGAGCGCCGTTCAGGGAAGTAGACAGAGCATACTGTTCCTGCAGGTTGAATTCCTGATTCGTGAATCGCGATGCATCGGCCATGATATCCAGGGCCTTCGGCAGACGATGAGCAACATCGATGTAGCCACGAAAAACTGCCGAAATCGTGGAGCCAATCGAGGAAGCCACGGCCATATCCAGATACTTGTCCGACAGCTTCGACTCATTCATGGTCTTCGACACACGGCCCCAGGAACGGGGAGTGCAGAATGCCAGAGCTTCGGGAGCATCCGGATCATGGGTCATCAGCTTATCCTTGAACTCTTCCAGGAAAGCCAACACCACGGGGTTCCAGCCTTCCGAGGCAGCGTGGGAACGCCAGCAAGCGAAATCCAGCACCAGTTCGACGTGATCGAAGCGATTCTTCAGGGGGCCAGCCATCGTGAAGGTCACACCGTTGTCGGAAATCTTGTTACCAGCAGCAACAATCGAAGCCTTCTTGGGCAGACGATAGGAACCCAGACGACGGTCCAGAATCAATTGATAGGCAGGAGCCTGAACCGACTGGTGAGCAGACGTGATTTCATCCAGAAACAGAACGTCGTCGTTGTCTTCACCGTGTGGCAGTTCTTCCGGGGGAGCATAATGGGTCATGCCATTGTGCGAATACGGGATACCGCGCAGATCGACTTCGGTCATTTGCGAGAGACGCACGTCACGAACCTTGCGATTGTGGCGACCTGCAACTTGGTGCAGAACAGACGACTTGCCGATGCCCATTGCACCAGTGATCATCAGGGGCTGACCAAGGGCCAACTTCACTTCCAGCATTGCAGCCAGTTCTTCGGTGTTGACCTGCGGAACGTTCAGTTCGTTCACGATTGCGATGGTAGCGGTTTCTTTCTTTGCCATAATGTAAAACTCCAGTGGTTAAGGTAAGGTTAAATTCTATCTCAAAAAATCTTATCTGTCAAGGGTTTGTGTAGATTTTTATTCCACACTGTTCAGCTTCCAGATACCGTGCCAAATAAATGTGATCAGCAGTTCTTTGCCTAGCCCATTCATCCTTCAGGTTTAAGTTTACCACAAACCCAGATACTTTGGCAAGTGCTTTTGCATCTGAAAATTCGTGGCAATCTACTGAATGCGATAACTTAGTCGGAGACTTACGGGAAGAAATTACTAATTCCCGTTTAAGCCTCGCTCCGTATTTCCCTAGAACTTCAAAGTAACTAAATTCTGCCATCTTCTCACTCGCTTGTCAACATAAATTCCATGAATTCAACATCATCATGAAAAACAAGGCGACTGCTCTTATCCTTCAGATCAAAGAAGACCGTGATGTGGTATTTTTGCCTCAATTTACCCATTTCGGAAACCGAGATTTCATGAACACGAAACGTCACGGTCTTCGTCTTATCGTCTGATTTCATACGAAACCGAAACGACGAACTTCCTTGGCCTTGTAACCATTACAGATTTCCGTCAGTGTTCCTGCTTCACCGGTCAGGGGAAGTTTCAGATCACTGCGCACTTCGTCGCCTTCCTGTGCAGTAAGTGCACGGAACTGCAGAACAGCGAAGCAACGACCTGGACGCACCAAGGCGGGATCAATATCCGAGACATTAGGAAGATTCGTGGTAAAAATTAGTTTCTTCCCAGGAACCTTCACCAGACCTTCACCAACGTTCAGGAACTTCGCCATCAGATCGTTACCATCCTTGCGGGGCAACAAAAGATTGTCAGCATCCTCAAGAACGAAGAACGTCGAATTCCCGTAGATGAACTCTGCGAAAACAGAATCGGAGGTAAGAAGATCCTTGTCATAGGTCACGACAGCAGACTTTCGAGTGCGCTGCATGAGGCCCTTGATGAAGGAACTCTTCCCTGTGCCCGGTGGTCCAATCAGAACCAAGATCGCCTGATCTGAATTCATGAAACGGTCGTAATATTCTTCCAGGGTTCCGTCAATGAACGGATAGAAAGAATCCAGGGGAGGATTGTTCGCCATGACAGGAACAGAGACATGTTCCCCGTGCTTGTTGTAGACCCAGTTCACATAGGAATCGACTTCCTCAACATCCAAGAAATCTAGCAGTTCCTGCATAATGTCTTCTGTCTTCTCAGCGAAGAACGAAATCTCTGTTGTTTTTCCACACTCGAATTCTGCAAAACCGTTTTGGTTCTTGAAGAAAAAGAACCCCTGAGTCGCAGAGGACATGAAACAACGATCCGAGATGCGGGACAGCAAGTTTTCTGCCGACAAAAGATAAACCTTCTTCTGTGTCACACAGCTTCGCATTCCCTGTGCAAAGTTGTAGAGCTTCCTCTCATGAAGATCCCGGATCTTGTAAACGGTGTGACTCAGAATGTCTTCTGTGTTTGCGGTTGTAGGGCCTGCTAGCATACGTTCCATTTTGCGTAAAATATCACTCATCGATTTTGAAAAAGTCCATGTGAACACGGGTCATGGCGATACCATTTCGTGCATTATAAAGTGCCTCTTGATAGGCGATGTTGATTTCTTTGACGTGTTCTTTGAACCAACCAATAGTAAATCCATCAAACTGATCTGTAAAAGGCTTCTGATAGAATTTTGAACGAATAGGATGAGCGATGACCCATTCTGCTTCCATCTTCTTTCCCGCCTCGATTTCAGCCCGTTTCTTCTCGACACGGGCCTTTGCCTGTTCCAGCCAGATTTCGTAGTATTCCACTACTTCAGAGGTCTTTGCCTGCCCAATTCGATCACCTTGAAAACTCATTTTGCTTCCTTCAGAACCTTGAGTTCGTTGTTCAGCTTTTCATCAATTAGATCAATAATCTTACCAGAGATTCGCTGTGTCGCCGGGCTTTCGTAAACAGACTGTGCGGCATATGCACCAGCCATCATGTACATCGCACGTTCAGATGGAATAAGAGAACCCAGAAACAACATGATTGCAGCAGGAATGATAAACCACTTTTTATTTGTGGTTTCTTTTTCTTTTACAGTATTGAAAAACATAATACACGGAAGAAGAACCAACAGAATAGTACCGGGCAAAATCAGAAGCAGCTTCAGACCCTGAACAATCGACGCCAAATAAACAAAGAAAGCAAGACTCATAATTCCACCTCAACGAGAATTCGTTGTAATAATTTCGACACAGGCAGACCGTGCCCGTGTTTCAGCAGGAAGCAATTTCTGTTGCATTGCTTCACACGAATTCTTATCATCTACCGTTGGTGAAAAGACAGTGGGAACATTAAGACCATTCACCACCAGAATCCAGACAAGCAGAGTATTCATTGGCGATCCAGGAAGTAACGGAAGGCAGTCTTTTCAGCACCGGGAAGACCGATTTCACTGGTATCCACAGTTTCACTTTCGGTGATCAGATCATAGTGATGACCAGCAGCCGAAGTGTCTCGGGTGAACTGAATCTTACCCAGCAGATTCTTACCCTGGTGAATGAAACCATTGCCGTCAACCGAGAAGATGCGGGCGTTGTTCACCACGTTCACCAAGTAGCTCGTGCCAATGGTCTTGTCGAAGAAATGTTCGTAACGAACCTTGTTGTGCTTCAGGAAACCGAGACTTTGCATATTGAACTCCAAAAGTTGAGACTGAATTATAACCGAAAAACTTGGCTCAGATGTCGGTCTTGAAAAATTCTGCTGCCAAATCAGCACGAATCTTTTTGCGCAACTGAGTGCCCTTCTGAATCGACTTCAGGCGGTGAGGGTGTTCTGCATTCCACTGCTTCTGATAAGCATTGCGCTCTGCCAAGTAATTTGGATTCTCTGCCTTCTTTTGTGCAACATAGGAACGCATGTAGGCAGCACGTTGTGAATTAGAGGATTCTTCACCCAGACGAGGGCGACCCAGCTTCACACCATTCTTCGACAGGGATTGAATGTTCATGTTGATCATAAGTTTCTCCAGTTGGTTAATTTGCTGCGATGTATGAATTATGCCGACAAACTGAGTCTGCGTCAATTACTTTTATTTCCGACTTTTTCGTTCAGGATATCATCCAACTGCTTTTCGACAATAGCGACGACCTTGGAAGAGATTCGAGCGGCTTCTGGGCTCTCGTAGACCTTCTGAGCAGCATAGGCACCAGCCATGACATACATCGTCTTTTGAGTCGGCAGGAACACAATGAACACGAAACAGGTGATACAAAGCCAGAAGGAAAGGTTTCGACGTTTGCGCCAGAGAGAAAGGTTTGCTTCACTTCGCCAAGATTCGCCTAGATTTGCCATCGAAATGAGATTCATGAAGAACGAGAAAACAGCAAGAACCAAAAAGAACACAAAAAGCGACCCAATGAGGGACGCCAAATAAACCAAAAATGCAAGAGTCATAGTTTTTCCTTTTCCAATTCTTTCTTCATTACCTCAAGGGTTTCGGCATAGCTTTTTGCTTCTGGAACCTTTTTCACAAGAGTCTCGTATGCCTCAACAATCTTTTTAAGGCGCGACTTACGGTCACAGTTTTCTTCTGCGAAATGCGAATCGATATCCAATTTCTGTATTCCTAATTCCATATCTTTGTCCAAAATTCATTAGTCCCGCGTTTGCCATGACCATGTGAAGAAGTCTTGTTAACTTTACGAACTTCTTTGACTGCCAGGGAACCGTAACCATTGCGTCGTTCTGACTTTCGTGTGAACGCCTGTGTGAGCCAGCGATTTGCCAGGGAAACAGCAACAGGTTTACCATCCTTGAAAACAAGGGCAATCGTGCATTCTTTGTTTCCCTTGGCATACTTCAGGGAACCACAAAGATCCCAGCCAGGGACATAAAGACGATGCTGAAGTGCCAGATTTGCGCCCTCAGAAATACTTTCACCTCGATAGATTTTTGTTTCAATGTTCACAGGCCGAACCAATCTTTGATAGAGACAGAGGGATGATCGAATGGGTTTGCACCAATTCCCGAAATGCAGTTTTCAATGATTTCCTTGGCAAATTCCTCAAGATTAGGATGGCAAGTGGTCAGCTCACCACCGGGAATCTGATAGACAAGTTTGTGCTTTTCTGCGATTTGCTTGATGAGTTCGTTCATTGTTTAGCTTTCACAAAATAATGCAACCAGGGTTCCAGCTTCGTCAAGTGAGGAAACTTCAATCTCTTCCTCACCATCAATGTTCAAAGTCATGCGACCGGAAAGAAACTCATAGATACGGGCAGAAATTTTTGTTGTCATGCGACCAGACGGAAGATTTTCAATCGTCACGACCTCTGAATCTGGTTTACCATGTAGACGATAAACCATCATGTCGTCTCTGGGAAATTTAATCCACATTGTTGACTTCCTTCTTCAGACGTTGACCAGCCAATTCCCAGGCAGAGTGACAGTTGATCACACAGAGGATTGCGAGACCCACGTAGGTGATAAACGCTGTAGACGAGGCCAGCATGGAAATTTCCAAAAGTGCAGTGAACCCGATGGCCTTGAACTTGGAATTTGTCCAACGAACGGCCCAGTCAACCAACGTAGGAGCAGAGAACATGAGAGCGGCAATCACCAAAATGATCTTCCAATGATTTTCTGCCATTTCGTAGTGAGCAACCACGAAAGAAACAACAGGGAGGAATGCGGCAGCGATTGCGGCCATGAATTGGCCCACAGTCTTCTTCTGACTTGCAGTCACACGTGCCTTACGAGCACGTTCCAGCGTCTTTGCTGGCGTCTTCGGAATCTTCTTCACAGTTGCGATTGGCTTGGTCATATTTCAAACTCCTTGAAAGGTGATCAGTGTTGCGATGTATTGAATTCTAAAGGGCTTCTATTAAATTGTCAAGAATTATTTTTCAGTTCTTGTAAAGGGTCGCCTTCTGGGGATACTCGATTCCTTCTTTCGCCTGAAGAAGAACATTGTTCCCGTTCACAGAGTATACGACATAGGTGTAATGCCTGTCAACTCGACTTTTGCCAGATCTCTCGTTGTAGCCTTCAGGTTGAAAAGCAACAAATTCTCCGATCACTTTTTCATTCCGAAAAGGTTTTGATTCCTGATCGGTCCATACGAAGGAAACAAAGTAGGCAAGCCCACAGAAGATTGTTGCCAGAAAGAAACAGAAGAACCAATTTTCTCGCAGATCCTCATCGAGCATGCATGGAACCAAGAGGAAAATGACTGAAAGGAAAAGAATAAAACCAAATCCGGTGTGGTCTGATGGGATAGCTGGAAGAGGGTTGAAGGTATATGACACAGAAACTCCTTGAAAGTCTCAGTTTAACACAGCGAAAATCTGGCGTCAAGTCTAAATACACAACAACTCAGGGATTTCTCATGAAAAAATTTCTCATCGCAGCACTTGCGGTTCTTTCCTTTTCTGCCTTTGCTGCACCTCAAATCGAAGTCGGTCTAGGATTTGCTGCTGCACAGAAGGAAGCGGACGGTACTTGGTTTCAGGAAAAATTTCCATACCAAGTCGATCTGCGAACCAAAACATGGAGTATCGGAGTAACCGACGACATCAATGAGGATTGGCGATGGCACGTTGCCTATGTGAACCTCGGAAAGTATTCAGCAGACGCAATCGCAACGACTGATGCAGACTATAACCCAAACAAAACCCCTGCCTGCAATGCTACCCCTTGTGTCGCACAGACTAGATTCGTCGGTAATGGCACCACAAACGGCCTTAAAGCGACTGCAGAATGGCATACTAAGGGAGACATTCAATATGGAGTTTCATTTGGTCTATTCGCCTTTAAACCGACCTGGGATGAAGTCTTGACTGACTGGACAGATTCACCAACTCGCCCGGTTGTTCCTGGGCCTCTGTATCATTCGATTCAGAGCAAGTGGTCTGTTCGCCCGACTTTCGGTGTAGGTATTCGAAAAGGTGACTGGGAAGGAAGGCTTGATTATTACAACACTCACACCTATTCTTCACAAGATGTCACGATCATGAAATCCGTGACGACCCTTAGTCTCATCTACCGTTTCTGACATGTCAAAGACATTCAAGCCTTATGTGGAAAAATTAGGAGGTTCTGATCCTGCCTCCTATCTCGGAAACCCTGGGGAAGTTTTCTATGACCCCTCGATCCCGATTCTTCGACTAGCAGATGGTGCGACGCCTGGGGGAATTTATTTCTTCGGTGGTGCAATGTGTTCCGCAAAGACAGTCACGACTGCCACCTACTCGATTCTATCGACTGTCTTTGCATCTGCCCCAACTTGGAATTCTGTTCCTGGGTATGCCTGGACAGAGTATGCGACAAACGTCAACATGTTGAATGGATGGGATGCAAGCAATAACTTTCACGTCTTGGTAGACAGTTTCGCGTCTGGTGTCGGTAGTGGCCTAGGAACGACACCGACTCTGACTGTTTCCGATAACGTGAACAACACGATTTATCAGAATTACGATTCAACTGATTCGCAAATCCTGGCAATCGTCTCTTTCCGTCTCGGAACAACAAACAGCAATCTTCGTGCCTCTCTTGCATGGGCAGAACAAAAATAAGTCTTAAAATGACAAAAGGAGCCGCAAGGCTCCTTTTTCTTTATCTCTTGACCAAAAACAGAATTCTGCCATCGTCGGGTTTGTGTTCTTTCTTGATCCACTCGATTGCATCCTTAAACGGATCATCTGGCATCTTTGACAAGTCTACCTCATAGGCGACTGTCTTCTTGTTTTCTCGGAAATAAATCTTCGTCATGTTCAGCCTTCCTGAGACCACAGCATAGAGAAATTCTCAGTTCTCTTCAAAGCAATGTAACAAGCAATCGCCCATGCTTCTTGTATGTTGCAGTCTTTCTCGTAGACATAGGGAAACATCTTATCCGCGAAGTCTTTTTCTTCCTGAGTCAAAGGAGCATATCCATCGTTGGATTCTTTTTTTGTCGTTTTTGCACTCGGAAGAATTTCTGCTGGGCTTAATGGTTCAGAAGTTTCTTCAACATCATAGATCGAAACGTAAATCTCAGCACCGTTCTCGAATCTCACCACACCGACAAGCTCACCGACGTTATCTAGGAAACCAATTCGACCGACATATTTCAGGTCTCCTTTGTATTCCTTCTCAGTGTATGGTTCATCAGTCACACCCTGATCGATTGTGTCATAGGAGAGAGAAATCACCTTAACATTTGAGCCTTCGAGTGCGGAAAATTCTTTTGGTGTCATAATATATCATGTGTTTGGAGCATCGTAGGAAAGTCGAATTCCTTATTACTGGGTGGAAGCCAGTCGTGTAACCACCAACACTTACAATGCCTTTAAATGGCGGAAACGGTGAGATTCGAACTCACGGAGGGGTTTAACCCTCGGCGGTTTTCAAGACCACTGCAATAAACCGGGCTCTGCCACATTTCCTGATTGGCTCCGTATCTGGGTAACGATCCCAGCTAATCATTGATTAACAGTCAAGTCCGTGCGCCATGCTCGAATTCTACGGAAAATCTGGGCAGGCTTTGCACCTGACTTGAACACTCAATCTCAGTGTCTGAGTTGTAAGGCGCGACCTTACCTGCTTCTTTGATTCTGACAACCATAGGCATCATCGGTTGTCGTTGTTCTCATTTTATACCACATATTCGAGGGCGGTCTCCGAAGAGTTGCTGACCCGTGAACTGTTAAGAACTTTCCGGTTAGCTATTCCGGCATTCGTTTTCTATTTAGAGAAGAATTTTCTTCAGAACCTTCGACATCCCAGAGGAAACCTCATCGAATGCCTGCCTGAAATTGTACCACGAAAATCCATCCATTTCAAGAATTTCTTTTCCGTTCTGCAAGAAACTCGAAGTGCATTTCAAGTCTCGGGCATCAAAGGTCATTCCTTGGGGAAGACGGTAGAGAAAAAGATGGAGATTCTTTTTCGCAGTATAGTGCATCTGACCAAGGTCTTCCAGTTCTGCACCATCAAAGTTGATACCGAATTCTTCCCTTGTCTCCCGAATGGCGCATTGAAGAGGTGTTTCTCCTTCATCAATACCTCCCTTCGGGATGTCCCAATGATTCTGTCCTGTCACATGACCCAAAAGGATGTTCTGCGAATCGTCAATGATCAGAATACCACAGGAGAGTTTCACGAGAGGAATTCTTTCACCAGACGAGAAGCCATGCCACCGTCATATTGACCACCAAACGTTTCCTTCAGCTTCGACATGAGAATACCCATGCTCTTTGCCTGAATCGGAATATTGTTCTTCAGGATCAGATCCTTGATTGTATCACGAAGTTCCTGTTCTTCCATCTGCTTCGGTAGAAACTTTTCCAGGATCTTCAGTTCCTTACCAAGGGAATAGATCGCCTCATCGCTCGTGACTTGCAGGAGAGTCTTCTTGTTATTCTCAATGAACTTCTTGACCACAGAAATCGTTTCCTGATCTGTGGTTTCACGATCCCCGGCACCCTTACCGATCTTGTAAATGTCACCCAGGAGGGTAGACAGGAGACCCACAGCGATGTGATCCCGGCTCTTGCGGGCTTGCAGCCATTCGGCCTTAATGTTGTCTTCAATGCTCATCATAAACTTTCGTTTCAAATAGGGTGCAGAGGGTGCGTTTGCGAGACGCAAGGGAACAAGAAGGGTTCGTAAGATTAAAACACACCGCCACGGTGCTGACCCTCTGCGTAAACTTTTACTGACCGAACTTTTCCTTCAGTCGCAGAAATTCTTGATATTCCGGATCTTGCTTTTGTTTCTTTTGATTGAAGTGATCACGAACTTGATCTGCAAGAAAACTTTCATGACAACCACACAGAACCTGACAAACTTCATTCAGAGAAACCATTTCGTCTTCCGCTTCCATTTTCTTTGGTTGCTTTTTGACTGACAAACCATTCCCTTTTAAGTATGCCGGGATCTCTTCTTTATTCAAGGAAAAATGCATCCCATTGCTGTCCTTGAAAACGCAAGAATTTTCAAATTCTTCGACAATTTCAAAGCAGTATCTTTTGCTCTTGAAAACTTGACCAACACGATACTTCATAGGACTTCTCCAATCAAAACAATTTGTGCATTACGGCGAACAGAGAACTGAACTTCGTTCCCTCGAACCCAGTCTGCTTTTTCTGTTTCTGCCTCGAATGAAAGAATTCTAACATACTTTCCTGGGACAAAGCAAGAGTTTCCAAACTTTCCATCCAAAACTCTTTGCTTCACGAAATCCAGGGAAGGAGAGAACCACTTGAACCTTCGCAGAAATTGAGCTTTACCGTATTTCACGGTTTCCTCATATTCCTTCTGACACACTGCGCGATAAAGAATCATGTGTGCTCCACAATTTCAATTCCAGCCAACATGATAGCACGTTCACAGATGGGACAAGGTTTCGCTAGTGCCGGTTCCCCGTCTTTCGTGAATCGTGAGACGAAAATCCTGTGAGCCTTACTTAGATCCCGACATTTCAGAATGGAATCTAGTTCTGCATGAATGAACTTCTTATGATGAAGCCCAACACTACGCCCGATTTCTGCCATACGAGGATGAGTCTTGACATAGGAATTTTTCCCAATGCTCAGAACCCTTCCTCTCTTGTCATAGATGATTGCCGTAATATTTTGTTTCTTGGTCATACTCCCAAAACGTAGTCTTGATCCCAGCGACCCACAGACACAGAAACGTAATGCTTGGTGTCAAAGTAATCAGACTGGGAATCAGAACGATCATACCAGTTTTCGCCCTTCAAAGCAGGGATCAACTCAGCAATCACTTCCTGAGCCTTACCAGAGAAATGAGTCTCGAAGTGATAAGGATTCACTTCCATGTTTCCCTTGACTGGATTCCCATTGCGGAAACTGCCTGGACGAGCAGCGACAGTTTCGTTGTAGTTACCAATAAAATCAATGTTGCCAGACTTGATAGTCAGAACCAAGGTCGAATGATTGTGGATCGACAGAGTGCCCTTCAGACCATTCTTCTTCAGAATTTCCTTGACAACTGGAGCAATCTTCTTCTTTTCGTCTTGTGTAATGTACGACATCTGAGTTTCCTTAATTCGTTGCGATGAATGAATTATATGGGGAAACTCAGATGGCGTCAATGCTTTTTGAAAATTACTTCAAGTCGTACCAGACCCAGCGACCCTTTTCGTCGGGATCAACGACTTGCCACTGTGGGCGAGTGCGTGGGCGATCTGCCAGGGTGTTTGCTGCCTTATAGAAGCAATCCCGGAACTGTGCCAACTGTGCCTGAGCTTCCTTGGAACGGAATGTTCGGGTTACAATTGCCGACTGAGTTGCAACAGTAGGAACACCGGATTGATTCAGGTTCGGATAGGAAAGACGGATTGGGCCATTGTTGGTTCGGGAGACGTAAACATCACCGACAGACTTCTGCATCTCAGGCGACACAGGAAGCAGCTTAAATCGAGTATCCAGACTCTGAACCAGCTTGTGTGGTGCACCACCGACGACCAGAATCGTGTCAACCTGACCAGCCAGGAGAGCTTCCTTCAGAGCATCATTGTTCTGGAATTCCTGTACCGTGAAATTCAGACCAGACTTTGACGAGAAAATCTTACCCGACAGAACGGAACCACCCACAGCACCGACGACACGGTTTGCCACATCTTCGATCTTGTTGAAGCGAACTTCCTTGCCACCAACCAGACCACCCAGGTAGCCACCCTCCTTCTTCACGTCACCACGGGCAATGAAGTGCAGCTCTTCGGGATATAGGGTGACGAGAGTCTTGATGTTCTGCACCTTCGATTCATCCACATTCTTCATGAGGAACAGAGCATCAGTCTGCACGAATGCAGCCGAAACTTTGTTCTCAGTCAAAAGGCTCAGATTCTGTACCGAGCCGGTCGTGTTGACTTCCGAAAGACCGACATTGGCACAGAAGGGCTTCATTTCTGCGAACAGCGCTGCATAGGTTGATCCGGCCTTTGCATCACCAGTGGCAACATCAATCTGAGCATGGGCAGACAGAGCCAGTGCCACAGCCGCTGATGCGCCGACGATCATAATTTTCACATTCTTCATAATTTAAATTCCTTTTACTGCATTTTGAAAGACTTGAAATCTTCCACTTGGTTTTGTTGAACGGGCTGAGATGTTTCCTGACTGTTCGAAACGATTGTCACGTAAGCCAGGGCAGATAAAGCAACGATGATGAGGGAACCAATGATTCGATAGAGCATAATTAATCCCGAAACTTGTCTTTCAGTCGCAGGAATTCTTGATATTCAGGATCTGCCTGCTTTTCTTTATTGGCAACCCAGTCATCAAAAGCGACATCAAAAGCGACATCAAAATTAACCACATCACCAACATAGAAATCAACGAAATCCAGAACTTCTTCCTTCGTGAAAGTGCGTTCCTTCTTTTCTGTGTTCACTTCGCCTTTAGTGCTATTGTGCTGGGCAACAGCAGCATCGATCTGAACTTCTGTCAGGTAAAAAACATCACCATATGCGTCGGTAATACAATAAACCTTCCCGTAGTTGATTTTCTTGCTGCGACTGAAAACCCTAGCAGGCAAGTCATCAAAAACAAAATTGAAACCGACCTGATACTTGTATTCATCCATAAATTTCTCCTAGTTGGTTAATCGAATTATGCGAGAACTTTTGTTTTCACATCGATGGTAGGAATCATAGTCGAAGACGAAAGGTCTGTCAAGACATTTTGATCCAGAGAGTTGTAATCCAATGCCACGGCAGTTTCCAGTTCAGCAGTCACCTGATTCAGGGAACCAATCACGGAATCCAGGGCAGTGCGTTGACGAATTTCATCCATCGGATTCGGAGCATCAAACTTGCGCATGGCCTTGTTTGCCTTCATCGCAGCCTGAGTCATTTGCCAAATGTCTTCGGCCTCAATAATGATTCCCTCGAATTCTGCCAGCTTTGCACGACTTTCCCGCAGTTTCAGTGTCTGGATATCAAGAACCTTTTTCATTGCGTTGTAGGTCGTTTTAAAGGCTTCTGCCTTCTCCGGGCGACGTTGAATGAAACCATCCAACTTATCCTTGTAATCCTTGGCTTCCTTCGCAAAGGATGTGATTGCAATCCCCGCATCCTCGATTGCCTTTTGCTTCTTGATGTAGAGCAGTTGCAAATCTTCCACAGGATTTTTCGCAGAGTTGTATTTGATTCCCTTGACCTGCATCTGTGCTGCCCACTGTGCGATGACAGGAAGGAAGTTCCAGAGCAGGAGAGAGCCAATCGAGACAACTGCAAGTGCAACAATGCTCTTGATGAGGAAGAGGGAAGCAAAGCCACCGATCCCAATCAGGATTGCACCAACACCATATTTGATGAAATTTTCAACCTTCACGCTTTTCTCCATAAAAATATTCGACCCAAACCAAGACAGCAAAGAGGCTGTTAACAAATGGAATCAGAGCAAGGGCGACAATGTAGAAAGCCGCATCCTTTGGATTCCCGTTGATCGTGATGTCATAACCTCGATAGCGGGTTCGTAGTTTCTGGATGCCTGTCACCCAGACGATGGCAGAGATGATGTAAATTGCAAGGAACAACATAATTTTGGCAAATCCTCTTTGATGGTTAGGGGAGTCAGGTCTTTCTCCTGACTTTCACTTTCGACTTCCATAAGGAGAGAAACGGCTTCGTCAAGGGAAACCGGATCTAGCTCCGAATGTATCCAAGTCTCAATCTTACCATCCTTCCCAGGAAAGATCAAGTAATTTTTACGAATCTGCATCCCCGTAAACCTTATCAGAGACACCGAAGTATTCCTTCTGATTCTTGATGGCAAATGCCTTGAAGTCTGGCTCACGACCCACGTAAAGTTCCATGACCAAGGGGAAGAATTCTTTTGCTTCCTTCTGACCCTTCAGGGCATAATCCTTACGAGAAAGTTCTTTGTTCGCCACATAGAAATCCTCGACCGACTTGATCAGATGGTTGAACTTCGGGATCACAGAATTTTCCATTTCAGTGACTCGTTTCATTGTGTATTCGTCATTCGCGAATAGAGAACGCAGATCGTCAGACGATTCACCGATCACACATTCAAAGAGCTTCTTGTCAGAAGAAATCGAATCCTTGGTCTTGTGCAGTGCCGAATACCATTCAGTCTTTTTCTTGACGAAATAGGTTTCCCCGTTCGGCTTTCGAACATGGATCACGAAACCTTCAATGTCTCGCATTCCTTCGACAGACTTCTCGAATGCCGGATAAGGAAGTTCGGTCTGATGCCCCTTGACATGAAAATGCTTCTCAAACGTATCATCCGAAATCATCAGATGCCCAGTCTTGTTGTCACGGATGGAGAGGATAGTCAGCTTCTCTTCGTTATAACCAACGACTATGCGATTTTTGCCGCTAGTGATTTCCATGCTCACAGTAAAGTCTCCCTCAACAAACTGAGAGACATAATCCTTGAACTGATGATTTTCTGGTGCATTGAACCATCGCATCGCGTCACTGGCTTGCTCTGAATTCAAGGAAGTCTTTGACTTCAGACGAACTTCGCCGTTGTGAAGATAGGTCGAAATCAGGGAACCATCCAGCTTTTCCATGTAGAAATCGACAGCGTGATCCGAATAGTCGAAACCACCTTCACCGACATTGAAAAACTTATCCATCGGGAAGGAAACCAACTTGGGATTCTCGGGATCAGTCACGTCATACATGATCCCACGGCAATGAAGCGCAGATGGTCGTTGAAAGGCAGACCAAGATGCCAGACGATAACTGAAGACGCGATATGTCTTTCCATCAAGAACATGATCCTTGGAGTAAAAAGATTCGTCAGAAGCCACCAGGGTCATCAGTTCGGGATAAATGTGTTGTGTCATGTAAACTCCTTTGATATGTCTGAATTCTACACCACGAAAACCAAAAAGTAAAGGCCCCGAAGGGCCTTTTTGTTCAATAGAGAACCATGAATGGAATGCAGAGCATCCAGTAGAAATAAAACGGGTTCATGAAGTGCTCACCTTATCCTGAGATGCTTGCATAGAGGCCCCACAACCGGCAGTGTTACCTTCAAGGACAATTTCCTTACCCTCAATCGTGATTCGGGATGTTCCGGTGACTTCTGTTCGACCATGATGCGGGATCGGGCAGACGTGAATGTCGCCGTTCACACAGATTGCCTTGCCACCATCTGAGACAAGATTCTGTGATGCGATGATGTAACCACCATGATCGGATCGATCTTGATCACGAATTACGTTTGACATCAGAGACTCGTTTGATTGGTCACGGTTTCGTAGAGAGTCGAAAAATCTTCCGACGCACGAACTTCTTGATCAAAGGATTGCTTATGGTAGGTCTTTGCCATCTTGGAGAGATACTTCTTAGGAAGATCAAACTCTTCTGCCAGGGCAGCGATGATTTCCTTCTGCACCGATTTCTCACCCTCGATCTTGGTCATTGAGGCCGAAATTTCCTTAATCTGGGAGAAAATCTTTGCGCGATCTGCGGGTGACGATGGAACGACAATTGTGACTTGTTCTGTGGACATAATTAAATTTTCCTGTAGTTGGTTTCAATGAAAGACTTGGAAAGGATCCTGAGCTTACCCTGCATTACGACAAGATAGGCTTCAAGATTTTCCGCATAGTGAACTTCCTTTCCCTTATAGATTTTGATCTTCGGGAATTGGAATGAACTTTGGATTTCTATGGAATGAAAATATCCATGTGTCTCACAAGCCTCGGCAATCTTCGCTAGACTTTCCTTTGATGAAATGTCAACGAAGACTCCTTCTAGTTTGGGAGGCAAAGGATTCTGAAGAACAAACGTTTCCATTATTGACAAATTGTGGTGGCAGGACGATAGGGCTGCTGCACATAGGTGCAATTCGTGCCTGGGATTTGCTGATAGTAAACGTTCGGTGTTGGATTGTAACCTGGGGAGATAACGACCGGAGGAACGTATGCAGGAGGAACCTGATAAACAACCTGGGGAGGATTCGGGCGAACAACAGCGCCAGTCACGACTGCACCAAGCACTGCACCACCAATGAAGGCTGCGGTATCGTTTCCGCGATAGCCATTGTATTGACCATGATTGTGCGGATACTGAGCACAGGCAACGAGTGGGACGAGGAGAGCCAGGATGAGAATCTTTTTCATATGAACGCCTTTGTGAATTTTCATGTGCCTATGATATGGCAATCATTCTTCCTTGTCAAGCACTTTCTCATCTTTTTCTTCAGGTTCTTTTTCTTTCTTGCGAAAAATCAGATCCCAGTTGTCACGATACTGCTGGGAAGAGGATTTTGTCTTGATCAAATCCCCGGTAACATCGTTCTTTGCCGTCACAGTCGCATCTCCGGAAACGCCTCATTCAGAAGTGCTTTGTTGATCGTCGGATAGAGTTTCGCAGTTTCCTTATCCTTCACAGCAAGCAAGAATTCTGCCTCTGGTTCCTCAAGCATTTCGAGGATCGAAATAAAGAGACTTTCACGAACCAAGGTTTTACCCTTCAATTCATTCGGGGCACCTTTCAGGAGACGCACAAGGCGACGAAGTTCCATGTAAAGATTACTCTCCCCTGTTCCCGGTTCAGTCTTCAGAACCTTGAACGGTGGACGACCTTCCGGAAGATTCCATTCAATCGTCGGAACCAGTGCCCAGGTCATGTAGGTCTTCAGGGCAGTATTGTCATTGTTCTTTCGCAGGATTGCGATCTTGTCAGCAACGTTACTTGCCTTCTCAACCTCATTGAGGATTTCGTAAATCATTTTCTTCATGTTAAGCCTTATTTTCAAATTCGTCAATAACTGACATCAGGTTCATTAGACCAGCAGATAGGAAGTAAGAATACATCTCGGCCATCGTAACCTTGTTCTTCCTTCGCTCCTCATATTCCTTCAAGATAGCATCCTGATAATTCTGTGGGATATGCTCATAGTCAATTAGCCTCTGGTTGACCTTAAAACGCTCTAGGAACGTCTCTGGAATCAAACTGATATCTCGTGACCAAGAATCCTTTTCAGCCTGTTTAATGGGCTTCTGGCGAATCTCGTTGACCAGATCATCGATGTGCGATTTGATGTTCGGAATGCAGTCACCAGAGTCACCCGTCACAATCTTCAGGTTCAGGGCAACAGTCGGGTTTCCTTCTGGTCGAATCTTCTTGTCAAAGAGAGGTGAGAACTGGAAGACATTCTTGAACTTGTGAAGTTGATAATTATCCGTGTCAGACGAAACGATGAGAACTTTCTCTGCTTCCTCGAAAAGAGAATTCTTGTCAACCCGATTCTCGGAGATGAATTTCGTGAGAACTCCGATAATATCATCTGCCTCTGTTCGCTCTACCTTGACAACCGTGAACGGAAGGTTATCCCGAATTTCTTCAGAGAACTTATCCATACAGCGATGTACCAGTTCCCAATCGACATTGATCTTAGATCGTGCCTTCTTTCGAGTTCCCTTGTAATTTGGATGAATATCTCGCCGCCAATAATTCCTTGAATCAATTGCGATAATCATTTCACCATAGGTTCCACGATTTTTCACATTGATCGAGCGCAGGGTGTTCATGACCATGTGTCGCGCAATATCTTCGTTCATCGTCACCCCTTCTGTGGGGTGCAATGCTTCGGCAGTAAAACATCCAATCAAGACGTTCGAGAAATCGACCAAGATACTCATTTATTCTTCACTTTCTTCATCATCAAAAATTTCAGTTCCTTTCAGGTGCCCACGGCGGACGCGACATTGGACCCAAATATTGTAGGCCTGATCGTCTAGCAACACATCTCTCGCAAATTGCTCCTTCGCTTCATAATACGAAAGCTCTGCTTTTGAGAAACAAAATCGCAGAATAGTTCTACGAAACTTATCTTCTCCAAGTTCCTTCACATCATCATTTAGCCAATCGGAGGAACCATAATATTTTCTCCAGTTGGAATCAATGATGATCTTTGTCTTGACCTTACGTTTCTTTCCCTTGTTTGGGCCAGATTTCGTAACAACGGTCTTGACTGAGAATTTATGGCTGAAAAGATTTTTCTTTCCAACATAGAACATTCCGTTCTCAAGATTCTCAATCAGATAGACAAAACCCACGGCATTCGTGGGTACTGCGAAATTTCCTTCGCCTTTATATTCCCAATCCATAACAGACTCCAAAGTTGTGTCTGTTACTTAGGGCTGAATTATATCAAAATAATCAGGCTTTAGATAATCTGTAGTACCGGAAACCGCCGCCGCCTTGCCAGCCAACCGCCTTCGAAATTCCACTCTGATCGTCACCGCTGATGATAGTCTTCATTCGGGGAATGACGTGCGTGTGGCAGTGTTCACCCAGCTCGACCATGAGCCAACGGCGTCCCATCTTGTGTGCAACTGCGCCGGTTGTTCCTGAGCCAGCAAACGAGTCTAGAACGATGTCTCCTGGCTTTGTCGCAAGATCAAAACACCTTTTGATAAGAGCTTCTGGCTTTTTCCCTTTTGGGAATTCGACCCCACCTTCGTTGTGCAGGTTGTCACCAAAGATCAAACGATTGTCGAAGATGTCGTTGTCGGTTACGCGACGCTCAGCGTGGTACGACTTTTGTGAATCTTCAAGCAGAATTCGCGGCTCCGATTCTGATCTGTTTTCTTTCCCTTCCCAAACCAATTCAATTTTTGTTTGTTGCCTAATGTGTTTCTTTTTCATAATTACAAATTTTTCTACAGGAAGAAGCGAACCTTGATCGAATGAATGGGGAGAGTCACTGGGGAGGCAGAGATGTTGCGATAGAAGACCTTCAGGGCATCATTGGAAGCACCAGAGACGACCTTGATTTCAAGACCATCAGCGAAGTATTGTACACCAGAAAGGATGATGTTTCCGGGAACGTAGCCAACTCCTGCTGCGTCAACGTATGCATAAGAATTTGCCGCAACTGTCTTCGGTGGCATGGTGAGCACGATGTCCTTGAAGGATGCGCCGATGTTTGTCTCAAGATCAGAGAAGGCAATGGTCTTGTTGCGAAGTGCTGCGGTGGGTTCTGTGGTGCGCACGAAAGGGATCAGATCCCCCGATTGTAGAGTCGAAACTTGGTCGAACTCTGATAATTTTTTGGTTGTCATGTTTCTTTAAAAGTAAACCTCCCGAAGGAGGTTGAAAATTTTGCGCCCGACTTGCGCCCGAAGATTTCTTGATGGACCGAAAAATTCATAGAAATCAACGGGTTACACATCTAGAGCACCTGATGTCTTAGCTGGTGGTCAGGCGATGCGAATTTGCCCGACATTGGCGATCTGAATGGCATCACTGCCAGACGACCCGCCCGCCACCCTGTTCACGGCGGCCAGGATGTACGCACTGGTTACCCCCGTTGGGACCGTGTAATCAAGCACCATGCGCGCAACAGGCCCCGCATATCCCGTCGGGGAATCCCCGTTTGCTACCGCATACG